CTTTTCCTTGCCGCTCAAATTCTTTTGCCAAATCCTTTGCAAATTGATTTTCTACGGTTGCTAAATTGTTTTCTAATTTATCTTGGAATTGTTGTCTTGTTAGTTCAGGTTCTTTGTTTAACAAGAATTTATGATTCCTTTCTAACTGCTTATTAGACAGCACACTTGCGAATCTAAAGCCTGACTTCGTTAGTCCAGTATTTGACGACGACAATGCAAGCCCACCTGGCACAGCAGGTGTACTGCCGCCAACCTGTGGAGCTCTATCAAACCTGCCAACTTCGTTTGCATTGGTCGGTGCTAAGAATATTTCGTCCGTTTCTTCATAGCTCAATCCGCTTTGTTGTCTAGCTTCTGCACGGGTTATAATGCCTGACTTGTATAGATTAGATATTCTGTTTGCATTTTCCGTTTGGTCATCCTGCAATACACGTACCATTCTATTGTCAAATTGGAATTGACCATCTTCTTGGAACTCAGGCAAAAATTGTGTAGTTAGGTCAGTAGCAATTAATCTTTGTAATGGTATTACACCAGATTCGTATGCCATTTCTCTAGCCTCCGACATGTTAGAAAATGTTGCCCTATCAAGTCCTGCACCTAAGCCAGCTACGATAGCTGGGATTCCTAACACAGATGCCACACGTTCTTCAGGTATTCGTCTTACATCCCGTAGATTCATTTCGGATGGGCTAAACGATAACTTCATAATATCTAATGGCATATTAGATACGAATGGCTCGCCACGTCTATCACCAGTAAATCTTTCTTTAAACTTTCGCTTCATAGTTTCTGCCGCTTCCCTACTTAAACCACTCATTGATTCACGTGGTGTCATAAATAAACCTGCTACACCCATATTTTTTAAAAGGCTAGCTGAATAGTTCGCCGCTTCGTCGTCAGTAAATATTTCACGAAGTACCGAACCTAATGGTGATAATCCTTTTCGTACGTTTTCTGGGTCAATACCGTATCTAAAATGTACAACGTCATCCACTTCTAATCTTATTGCTTGACCGAATGGCTTGTATTCATAATATGTAACGTATTCAGTTGTTGTATCTTTTGGAGCTCTAGGCTGTACAAGTTTTGCAGGCGTATACCATAATTCAATCGTTTGACCTGCATTATTTTTTACCTTAGTAATGTATGCGTTACCTGTAGTTAAATAATCTGTAATGACACCCATCATAAGTATTGAGCCACTATAAAAGTTATTTGGTCTTCTTAGTAACTTAACTGCATCACTATCATAGTTGTACTCGGTGTTACCTAATTCATCCATTGCTTCTATGTACAATGGTGCTTCTGGAAAGACACGCATGAACCAATGCACACACGCCGCCACGGCAGAATTTAACATTGGTGCAACTTGATTACCATAATCAAATTCACTGTTTGGCATTAATAATCTATCAACACCTGAATAAGATTCTCTAGCCCATTGCATTGCACCTAATTCTTTAACGTTAACTAAGTCGTCAACATCATTAGTCCTTATGCCTTTAATTGCGTTTTGTATTCTATCGTATAAGCTCATTACCATACCTCCAGTATTTTTTCTACGACCGAATATGTCATTGCTAGTGCATCTGCTTCGTCAGGACTTCGCTTGCCCTTTTTACGTAGAATATCTTTGCTTTCTAATTTGATTCGACGGTCACCTTCTATTGTGTACTGTCTGCTGGCAAGTTGAGCTACGAGTCTTTGTAATGTGTCATCATTAATAGAACCACACCCTGTTGCCGTTTGTTCGCATTTACAATTTGGGTACTGTGAACAGGATTGTCCTATGTCTAAATCGTCGTCATATAACGCTTCCCTTATACTGTACCATGCTTCTGCATTACTATCTTTAAACCGTTCATGGTCTATTGCTCGTGACCCACCTTTAAACTCTTGGAGCTCATAAGTGTATTCACCAGTCGCTAGTGCATCATAGACACCAGCACCAATCCCAACGGAATCGATTACGCAATAACCACGTTCCTCATCTGTTGTCGGATTGTCTAACATATATCGCCCTAAGAATCCTGCAATCTGTTGTGTGTCATAACCTTGGACTGACCATATAATGCGTGCCTGGCCACCCTGCCGCCTAACTACTACTGTCTTATCAGCACCTTCTCGTGCTACGTCGACACCTAATGTAACTGCACCTTTTGGCTCTAGCTGACGACCAATCGCTTTTTTAGCTATTGATAGTGGTATTAGTGTGTCATCAAGTTCAGCAGGAAACTTGCCCAGTATTGACCCAATATACATCGGATTGTCTTCGCCAAGTTCTAACTTCCTTCGTGTTACTTGTGAATACGTCACTAAGCCTGACACATCATCATTCTTATTAATTACATTAGGCGAATCAAATGCACTAATTTCATGTGTCTTCCATAGGTCACGCTCGCTATGATGTGATTCGTAAAACTTACCTGAATTTGTAAATGGGTTACCTGTCATTAATACACGGCTTGGATTTAATCTCATACCTGCATCTATGTGCGAATCTTCTACTGCATGTGCTTCTGTAATAACTAACAATAACTTTGGGCTATGATAACCCTGTATATTAAATTCGCTGTCAGTAGCAAATCCAACAGCAAAACGCCTATCGTTTATTTCCCATCTTGGTACTTTAGCAATTGTGCCACCTAAAGGTTTGCCATTGTTCATTGCCGCAGAATATCCAACACGTACTTCTTTCCAAATAACGTCCTGTACCTGTCTATGCGTTGGTGCTAATACAACGACGATTGCTTCCTTGTTGATACATAGCCACCACAATATAGCACGTGCGGCAGTCCAATCCTTTCCTGTACCGTTAGCACCTACAACAGATACGAACGGGTCAGACTTGATACTACGCAATATTTCGCCCTGTTTCCTAAACAAAGGTTCTTGTAGTACATGTTGCACAAAGAAGACTGGGTCAGCCCACTTTGTCAGTATTTTTGCTGTATCCGTTTTTATGACCATTTTCGCCAATAAATTCTATGTCTTCATCAGACATGTTTGGTAGTTCTAAAAGATTAGTTGACTGTGGTAGCTGTTGTAGTCCGTCCTCTACTATTGAACTTACTGTAACCACGTTAACCTGTATATTGTTTGCCTTCTCAAAATTATGCCTGGCACTTCAGCTGTTTCACGCATCAAAGGTGACCTTGTAGCATAGAATCTAGGGTCCGACGCCATTAGTTCAGCCTCGATGTTTGCACGCATTTCTACCTTCGCACGTGTAATCAACTCCCAAAACTCCCGAAACAATCCTTTTTCCTGTTCTTTACCCTGTTGAATCCATCTGTAATATGTAGTAGTCGCAACACCATGTAGCTGACATGCAATCTCAGGTGTAACACCCTTAGCAATTTGTTTTGCTATCTTATCAGTCAATGACTTAGTTATCTTAGTCGGTCGTGCCATACATATAATTGTATTATGTGTTTAATTTGTGTGTTTTCATGTGCTTCGTGCTTCGCAATTTACGCCAAGAGCGGCGTGAGCGTGTTGAGCGGCTCGTGCCGTTTTAGCTCATTTTGCTCCGTTTTATGTACTTTTTAGGTTCAAATCGTATATTTATTAATAACTCCTTGAACTTCGCTTAACTCCCACTTACACCATTCGTCGTCACTTTATGCACCAGTTTTAGGACGTGTGTGCGTTTAGCTGTAAATGCAATTACGATTGTATTTCTTTGTTTTAGGTTCAAAAGCTCGCCTGGCATGCTGGTTTTTACTAGCTGGCGGCTTAGCTGGCTAACCTGACAGCTTACCTGGGCTACGTTCTTAGCTGAATATTATATGGGTTTT